TTCTACCGCAAATGACCGTTGACGAACTGCTGACAGACGAAGCCCGCGCTGCGGTGTTGCGCGCGCTGCTGATGATCGTTCTCAACGAGAGCGACCCCGCAAGCGCGCGCGTTGCCGCCGCGCGGCTTTTTCTGTCGCAGTTCGATGAGCAACCGAACGCCGATCAGAACGTGCTGGTGATCGTCGATGAGGCGGCGTTCGTCAAAACGGTATGAGATACGCTTGCCCCAGCTGCACGCCGATCAGCGCGCCGTCGCGGAGCAGACCAGAGGCGCGCGGTTTGTGCATCTGCGCGCCGGGCGGCGGTGGGGGAAATCGCACTTATTGGCGCGAATGCTGGTCGAAGCCGCGTTGGTGCGACGGCAGACGGTCGGGTATTTCGCGCCGACATACAAGTTGATGCTGCCGGTCTGGGAACAAGTACGGTACGTGCTCCGCGCGCCGGTTGCTGATGAACACAAAGCAGAGCGGCGGATCGACACATCGACCGGCGGGCGCGTCGAGTTCTGGTCGTTGGACAATGAAGACGCGGGGCGGTCGCGCGGGTACGATCTGATTGTGGTGGACGAGGCGGGGTTGGTACGCAATCTCGAAACAATCTGGCGCGAGAACCTCATCCCCGCGCTGCTCGACCGGCGCGGGCGCGCGGTGCTGGCGGGAACGCCGAAGGGGAAGGGGGATTTCTGGCGTATCCACCAGAGCGCGATAGAAGACCCGCGCTGGGCGACGGTTCGGCGTTCAACGAGTGACAACCCGCGTCTCGATCCGGCAGATATTGCGCTGCTGCGATCTGCAATGACCGAACGCGCCGCGCGTCAAGAACTCGACGCCGAGTTCCTCGACGACGGCGGCGCGGTGTTCCGCAACGTCCGCGCGTGCGTCGGAACAATCGAGCGCAGCAACGAAGCAGCGGTGATCGGCGTTGACTGGGGGCGCTACGAGGACGCAACCGTATTCGCCGCGCTCGATCCGCAGACACGCTGCGTCGTTGACGTTGAGCGTCTGGTTGGTGTCGATTTCGCAACCCAACGCCGCGCGCTGCTGGCGTTCTGGCAACGGAACGGCGGCGGCGCAATACTCGCCGAAGCGAACAGCATCGGCGCGCCGAACATCGAAGAACTGCGCCGCGCCGGGCTGCCCGTCCAGGCGTTTACAACGACGGTCGCTTCAAAGCCGCTGCTGATTGACACCCTCGCGCTCGCGTTGGAGCAGCGAACGATTGTGCTGCCGGAATTGGACTGGCTGCTCAACGAACTGGAGATGTACAGCGTCGATATTTCCGCGTCCGGTCGCGCCCGCTACAGCGCGCCGGAGGGGTGTCACGACGACGGTGTGATCGCGCTGGCGCTGGCGGTGTGGGGCGCGGCGCGCGGCGCCGAGGTGTTGTTTGATGTCTAAGTCGGTTGCACAACTGGTGCTGTCGCAGAGCGAGCGCTACGACATCAAGGCGCTGAACCTTGAAGATTTTCTTCCGTCCGCGTGGACGGGCGTGTTCACCGGTGACGGCGACGCGGTTGATGTCGAGACGGCGTATGAGCGCGTCGCGGTGGTGCGGACGGCGGTGACGCTGCGCGCCAACGCCCTCGCGTCGCTGCCGTGGGAGATCACCACCAGGCGCGGGTCGCTGGTGGCGTTTGACGCAGAGAGGTTGGCGGCGCTCATTCGCGGGATTGAGATTGATCTTTGTCTGTACGGCGCAGCGTATCTCCTGCGCGACCCCGCCGCGCCGCTCGGTCTCCGTCGTCTGCACCCGCGTACCATCACTCCGGTCACCGACGCGAAGCGCGGGCTGGTCGGGTTTACGCGCCGCGTGAACAACGTTGAAGTTCGACTTGAGTCGGAAACCGAACTGCTCCACTTCTGGGAACCGTCCGTAAGAAGTGAGGTTGAACCCGGCGTCGGTCTGGTGACGACCGCGCTGCTGCAAGCCCGCACACTACTTGCGGCGGAGCGGTACCAGAGCGCATATTTCGAGCGTGGCGCGGTGCGCCCGACGGTGTGGATGTTCGCCCAGCGCCCGACCGACGCCGAGCGGTCGCGGTTCGAGCAGTGGTTGCGACAACTCGTCAGCGGCATTCGCAATGCGTTTCGGCATTTGGCGCTGTCGAGCGAGATAAAGACGGTGACGTTGGGAGACAAACTTTCCGACGTTATTCAGCCGGAACTGCTCCAGCGCGCGGCGGAATTGATGTTGACTGCGTTCCAGGTTCCGATGTCGTTGGTCTTCAGCAACGCCAGCAACTACGCAACCGCGCTGCGCGACTACCAAACGTTTGTTCTTCTCACAATACTGACCAGAGCGCGCGAAATTGCGGCGATGCTGCAACCGCATTTTGCCGCGTACAATCAGATTTTACGCTGCAACGAGGCGCGCATCGACGCGGTGCAGAACTCGGAGTTGGAGAAGGCAGAGGCGATCCAGCGCCTCACCGGGCAGCCGGTGTTGACGCTGAACGAAGCGCGGGCGCGGCTTGACCTCCCGCAGTTCGTTGAGGACGCGGCAGACCAAGAACTACTGCGTCTGCGTAACCGGTTGGCGATTGCGCGGGAAGCGGTTGCTGCCGGTCTCGACGTAAGAACGGCGCTGCGGCTGGCGGGTGTCAACGGCGCGGTACCGGAGGAAGACGCAGCGAAAGCGCTGAAGAAAGACGACGCAGAATCGGAATTGCGACCGCACGAGCGCCAACTCTACCGCGATCTCAAGCGCGCGTTTCTGCAACTACGTCAGGTAATGCTCGACGGCGCAGATGAGATTACGGCGCAGATGTTCAACGAGACGCTCTATCCCGCGATGCGCCGCAACATCGAGACGATTGCGCGTCTGTTCGCAGACGAAATGCGCGCCGAGGTCGGCGTTGCGGTCAACGTCGATGCGCTGCTGGCGGATTGGGCGGAAGAGGCGACACGGCGGCAAGTCGAGGAACTGCTCTATCCGTACACGCGCGACTACATCGCCCGCGCGGTCGCGGCGTGGCGGCGGATGCCGAACGCCGACCGCGCCGAACTCGTTGCAATGATCGAGCCGGTCGTTGGAGCGAAGCGTGCCGAAACCGTCGCCATCACGGCTGCGACTGAAGCCGCAGCCGCGGGCGTGCGGGCGTATCGTGACGGGATGCGCGCAGAGCATAATCTGGAGTACGTGATGATCTGGGAAACCGCCAACGACGAGCGGGTGTGTCCGATCTGCAGCGCGCTCCACGGCAAGCGCGAGGACGAGTGGGGCGGACGGAGCGGGCCCCCGGCGCACCCGCGCTGTCGGTGCGGCGTCAGACTGGAGCGGGTAAATGCGGGTTAGCGTCTCTGTCGATCTCGACAACGCATTGCGCAAACTGCTGCCGCGTTCGGCGCAGATTGAGGCGGCGCTTGACGCGGGCGCAGCAGCGGCGCACAGCGTGATGCAAATCTATCCGCCGCCGCCCGCCGGATCGCGCTACCGGCGGACGGGTAATCTACGGCAGAAGTTGCGGATCAAGAAATTGTCGAAAACGTCGCGGATCGTCGAGAACACCGCGTCCTACGCGCGGTACGTCTACGGAATGCCGCAAGCGCGGGTGCATCGCGGGCGCTGGGCGTCGCTGAAGGACGCGGCAGAGGCGGCGCTGAAGGAAGCGCTTGCGGTGCTGAAGGAGAGGGGGAGGTGAGAGATGGAGTGGCAGACCGCGCCCGGCGCGGCGTTGAAAGCGGTCGAGACGGGCGATGTTGAGGGGTTGCTGGTGGTATTCGGTAATCCAGACGCCGTTGACCTCGAAAACGAGTTTTTCACAAAAGAAACCGACTTCGGGCGGCTGCGCGAAACTCCGATCTGGCTCAACCACGCGCAGCCGTTGAAAACGACGAGCGGGGTTATTCTGATCGAGGAGCCAATCGGCTACGGCGCGCTGGAGATGACCGATGAGGGGGTGATCATTCGCGGGCTGCTTGATGCAAAGTATCGCTACCTCGCCCAGATCGCGCCGGAGATGGGCTGGTCGAGCGGGACGGCGGCACACTTAGTGATGCGCGAACCGGCGGGGAAAGCAGTGCACATCAAACGCTGGTTGCTGGGGTTGGACGCGAGTATTACGCCGACGCCCGCAGAGCCGCGCACAATGATTCGGAATGCATATCGGTTAGTCATCAAGTAGAAGGAGGAGAAGGAAGAGATGACGGAAATCGTAATGAACCAGTCGGAACTCGCTGCCGAGATCGCTGCGCGGCTGCGTGACGAGGTGGCGGCGGCGGTGAAGGCACAGAGCGTTGGGGTGGTGACATCCCCGCCCGCAGCGGAAGACGGCGGATCGTTCGGCGACTTTCTGAAGTGCGTCGCATTCAACGACGTTCAGC